TGAACGGAATCCCATCTTGCATCTAGTGATTCTGTACGACTCCATCTTGCCTTCGTCAATCAAATGATCAAAAAAACTTTTCATTCCGTTGACCCAGTCAAGGTCTGAGATGTCGCCTTCTTTGTCTGCCCAAATTGTGTATAAATCCATGGTTACTCCAGTGGTCCTAATAGTTCAAAGCCTGCTATGCTTTGTTTGTACAGGTGTGCTTGCTCAAGATATAGATATTGAAATCCACGTTCTCGATAGATAGCACACTCTGTTTGTAGTGTTTCGATTCCCAAACGCAACTTGGGGTTGTGATAGTTCCATGCGAATTGATCGCACAGAGCATTGGCGTCGTCGTAGCGTCGGATCAAACTGAACGCTACTAGTCGATCCTGATCGTAGTATCCTATAACATCTGTCATGGGGTCAGTATAACGACTGTCAAATATTGGCATCACACTGGCAAAGTGTTTGTACTTGCAGTAGTCTCTGTAGATCTGATTTAGCCGGGCAATGTCTGGGTTGCGCAAGTATTCCCATTTCACGCTGGGTTGATACTCAGTCTGGCTAAGATCAATTCTAGCAAACTGATATGTCATCTGGGATCCTGTCTGTGTTGAAACAGGCCTTGCAAGTACTCTTCAGGCCAGTTGTGATAAAATCCTTTGCTGGCCATTTGCTTTGCTTTGGCATTAAGGTCGGACAAACTTTGTACCAGTGCTAGAGCGTAAGTTCCTTGATTCATGCACACACCGTTGACTATTTCTGCATCATCAGGATGATCTTCCAAGGCTAGGATGTCAGCTCGTAGTAAGTGTTCGGTATTGGCAGACTGAATGCTTGCTGCAAAAAGTTCATGAGGCCATTCTTGAGGGTCGTAAGCATAGATGATAACTTCTCGGTCGCCCATGCCCCAACGTGCTCGATTTTTGAGATCATAATAAGGGTCAGTTCCTAGATATACTTCAAATGTGCGTTTCATTCTAGCTTGACGTGCAAACGGACAAGGCGGAAAGCCGCCCAGGGCTGGATGCGGAACTTCCAAGAAGTTCGCAATCCATGATTCTATATCGGCTCGTACTTGTTCAATTTCCATTAGAAGAACGGTAGTTTACTGGTCTTGGTGGTTTCAAGATTTTCTTTGATCAGTTTGGTTAGCAAATCGCGTTCTTGAGAGCTCATCTGCAACACATCTTCGTAGCTGGCACCGCCACGCATGTACCAGGACATTTTTAAACTTTGCTGCCTAATATCTTTGGCCTCCTGATCCATGCGATCTACCATGGTAGATATCTCCTCCGTGGAAGCTGTCAGGAGGCGACCCCGAAAAAAGCAGCTTGGTCCAAGGTAAGATTTTGGTTCCACTTGTGATCACAGTGAGAACAGGTCACCCCAACTGATTCAATTTCACTCTTCTGTCGTAGATCAATGATGTGATCTCGTATTTCTGTAAAAAATTTACGATCACAATTGACCAAGAACTCTTGAATAAACTCAGGCTCTGTGACCAGACTCTGCGGAGTACGAATACTGGCAATGCTGTACTTCAGAGTTTCAATTGTGAGGTTGGTAATTTTTTGCAGAGTTTCGTTGAGTTGCTCAATTTTTTGGTCATCGGTCAGCTGGTCAGACATCTGTATCTGTTGAATCACTCGCTGCTGATCAAACTGTTTGATGTTGGTTTCGTTCTGATGCTGGTAGGTGATTGGAGTGAATACAATTTCCAAATCACCTTGCTGGATTGCAGTGTTGTAGTCTGGGCATGATAACTTGTCCAGCACCCCTCTAAGATCCAGTACAAAATCACTTTCAGTTTCACAGTTAGGACACTTGATGGTCATTTCAAGTTCATGTCCATAGCTGGCAATTCTGATGGCTACCAAAATTGCGTTCAAATCACAGCCTGGCATGCTCCAAGCATCACGTATGGCAGGAATACAACTTTGAATCACATTTACCACGGCCTGTCCGTTGAACAGTGCATCTGGTGTACGGTATGTGATTTCATCAATGGCAGTCATGGGATAAACTGGCAATTCCTTGTTGGGGGGCATGCCAATAGCAGTTTGATCCCAGTATTGTCCTAGTGAGGGCAATCGCAAATAGATTGCAGGTTGTCTAAAAAATTGTTTCAGCGGGTTCACAGTTTGGGGCATAAATCACCTATAAATATACAATTACTTATAGGCACACAAAATGACAGACGCAGAAAGAGCCGCAGCAGAACTAGCCGAAACGTTGAGAAGAGTCAACCAAGAGCTAGCAGACAATGGTAGAGTTTCACAGGCAACTTCGGACGCCCGCCGTGACGCGGAAATGAAAGCCAAACACGGAATTGAAAATTTCACTGCGGGCACTGCAAAAGGTGCTGAAGCAGTGGCCAGTTTGGCATCTGCAGGCATGTCTGCCGGCCGGGCCATGCTGGAAGGCAAAAAAGGTGCGGCTGCATTTAATGAAAGTTTGGACGGCCTGGCCACAGCCGCCCAGGCCGCTGGCGCAGCCCTGGCGTTGTTGATGCCTGGCGGCCTTCTTATCAAAGGTCTAATTGCTGGTATCACCATGGCAGCCACAGCGTACATCAAATACACGCAGGCTGCCAACGAAATGGCCGACAAAATGTACAAAGGATTCTCAGGCCTGGCCAAATCTGGAGCCGCAGCGTCCGATGGCATGACTGGGGTCAAAAACGGCGCACAAAAACTTGGCCTTAGTATGAACGAACTGGGCGACTATGTTCAGATAGTTGCAGACAACAGCAAAGATCTTGCCAACTTTGGTGGTTCAGTTTACAAAGGCCGTCAAGCACTGGAAAACATGGGCAAGGCCATGGAGCCTGCAAGAGAAAGCATGCTCAAGATGGGCCTCATGCCCAAAGATATTACAGAGGGCATGGCAGGGTATTTGCGTACACAGACTCGCCTGGGCTATGCTCAAAAGATGACTGTGGATCAGTTGGCCGAAGGTGCAAAAAAATACCTGATAGAACAAGATGCGCTGACCAAACTCACAGGTGTTCAGCGAGCTGAACGTGAAAAAGCTCGCGAAGAAGCCATGATGGAAGAGCAACACGCTGGTGTGATTCGTGAATTGCAAATGCAAGGTGAGCGTGGCAAGCTAGAAGCAGACAGAGTACAAAAGATCAGCGATATTGCTAACGACTTTAGTCCGGCTATTGCTAAGATGATCCGTTCATTGCAATCAGGTGTTATCACTGACGAAGGTGCAAAACTATTACAATCAGCACCCAACGCCATGCGAGATCTAGCACTGGCGCAAAAAGGTCAAATTTCTGAACTTGAAGCAATAAAACGCATATTTGGTTCAGTTGGAGAATCAGGAGATCGTTTCCGTGCCAGCCTAGCCAAACTCAGTGCCAACGATGATACTTTTGTGAGCATGGGAGAAACCACCAAAGCAAGAATTGTAGCTGAAAAGTTACAAACAATGACTTTGGAGCAGATTAGGAAAGAGCAAGAACTGCAAGGTGTCACTGGCAAAAAAGCCGCTGATGGCATACTTGAAGGACAGGCCAAGCTGATAGACGCACAAGTTAAAGCCACAAAGGCAGTAGAAGATTTCATATCTATAGGTATTGGACCAGCTCAAACTCAAACTGCGCTCATGGCTGAAAAAGCAGCCATGGCTGCGGCAGGGCTCAGCGACTTGGTTGGTGCTACACAAGGATACTTGGCCAAATTGAAAGAAATGACTAAACCTGTGGTAGACACTGCAACAAAAGGTCTAGAAAGCGTGCAAAAAGTCACAGGAGGTGCTGGTGCAGAACTAGTTGGCAGCGTGGGAGGTGCCGGCGCAGGTGGAATTGCTGGTGCAATTGTGGGCGGCCTAGTGGGATTGTTGGGCGGCCCACCTGGTGCTATTATTGGTGCCAAATTGGGAGCTACCATTGGCTCAGGCATTGGCGGTTACTTTGGACAGTCTTTAGGTAGAGACGCCAAAAAAAATGTTGAAGGTGGGAGAGCCGCAGGCGGCCCTGTTGATGCTGGCAAATTGTACAGAGTGGGCGAGCGTGGAGAGGAATTCTTTAGACCAAACGTGGCCGGGCAAATTGTTCCAAATGATCAAATTGCTGGCATCACCAGTGGGGCCAACAGCAGAATTGAAATTATTGAACGAGCAGCCAAAGAGATTGCCAACGACACTGTGACCCTGGCCAAACTCACAGATGTAGACTTGAAAAAGACACAAGACTTCAGCCGACTGCAAGATCGACTGCGAAAACTCAAAACTGATCTGGGTCTTGAAGAAGTTGAGTTACTGGAAGAACAAAAAAATGAACTGACAAAGATGCTGGATCACATGGAAAAAACCATGGGCAAAGACAAAGCAGATGCAGCTCGTAGAAATATCATAATGCAACGTGCCATGGGCGCCACGGTCAGCGGTGGAGGTACTGGGCTGCAAATGCCATCGGGCATGGGCGGAGGTACAGGGCTGCAAATGCCTTCAGCTGCTGGAATGCCAAGCATGGGCAGAGGTACCGGGCTGCAAATGCCTTCAGCTGCTGGAATGCCAAGCATGGGCGGCGGCCAAGGACTCAAAGGACCAGAAGAACATCAGGCAGTAGGACAAAGTGGTGGTCAAGGAATCAAAGGACCACCAAAACTGACATCTGTACGCAGCAAAACTGGCAAGTCTGCACAAGTTAACACTGAGTTTGCACCAAGGTTTCAAGGCATCATTGACTATCTTGATTCTGTAGGGTATGAAATCAAGAGTCTAGGTGGCTTTGTTGACCGAGATGTACGTGGCAAACCTGGGGTGAAGAGTGTTCATGGTCATGGCGGCGCTATTGACATCAACCCAGCTGAGAACCCCATGGGCAGTCAATTGATTACAGACATGCCAGAAAATATTTCAGCTGTGGCTAAACAACTAGGACTGGGTTGGGGAGGAAACTGGGCGTCAATCAAAGATGCTATGCACTTCTCTGTGGCTAAACACGAAGGCGGTGACATCAAACTCAGTGAAGGTGGCGTTGCAGTTGGTCCTAACAGCGGTTATCCAGCTACTCTACACGGTCAAGAAGCCGTGATTCCTTTGAATAACGCTGGTGGAAACTTTGTAAAATTGTTTGAAAGCATGGCTGACAGTAATGCTAAAATGGCAGCCATGATGGAAGAAATGGTAAGAGCGCAAAAGAGCGGCAACGACATCTCAAACAAGATGTTGCGTATGCAAAGCTGATCACGGTAAATAAACTACTATGGCAGATAAACAACAAGGTTCGTGGCGCAAGTACTTCAAAGTCGCTGACAATTCAGGTGTGATGAGCCCAATCTCGGGCAAGAATCAGTTTGGTTTACCAAACTATCCTCGCAACGACGGCAGCAATGCTTCGGCGCAAGCAGACTTTGTGTTTCGCAACTATGCCAGCCGACTACCTGAAGTCTATTCAGGACACCCCAATCGTGTGGAACGTTACAATCAGTATGAAAACATGGACATGGACTCAGAAGTCAAT